TTAAATTTCCGCTAAAATTTTATCTGCTATTGAGTTACCAGTTTTCGGTGGGGACTTTAAATCCACCCTTGGAACCTCGGTTGTATAAAACAATGGGGAGCCCCATGACGTGCATTCAACATACCAATGGGTGCCAATTTTCCTACCACTCAACCAGCCACGTTTAATATGGCTGATCAAAGTTTCGCGGCATGGTCGAGATTCTTCATCTAGCCAATAGCGTTTTGAAAATACACCGAGCTTGATACGTTGAATTCTTGCTGTCATTAGGATGCCTCCTTCAAACTTTCCATCACATTTCTAGGCAACCCACTCAAATAACAACTAAACAAGTGGTAAAGCTCATCCGCGTTCATTTCATTTACTTCGATCATTCCGCCTGTGCCATTTACTACACGCTGACGTGACCAACCACGCATATTGAAAGTAAACTCATTGTCGTAATCGACTGCATTAACAATCGCATTAAACAGTTCAACTTCCTGCGCATCCCAATTTTCAAAATAGGGCTTGTCTTTGGCCACAAGGTTGTCGATCTGGAGTTGGGCGAACTGCACATTGGTTAATTGAATTTCAGTCATTGGCTGGCTCCTGAACAATCTCTTCAACAAGACAGAAGAAAGGCGCATTTGTGTCAACTTGATTGCAGCAAATCATACTGCCTTTGAATTCACGTATCACACCAGTAACAACAACTTCATCCTGAAAAGCAGGGGTAAATTTAGCAGTGATGGTATCGCCAATTTTGTAGGGACTAGTCATTGGCTGGCTCCTGTGCTTTAACTGCCGCTTCAATAATCTTCCAACCATCAAGTCTTTCTAATCGACGAGAATCCATGCCACTTGCTTCGACCTGTTGTTCAACCATTCGCTCAATTGCAACAACGGTCTTGGTATCATCTTTGATTAAAACAAACCCTTCAGGCACCGCTTGGGCTTTGGCTCTTTCTATCCAACAATCCCACATCCAGATAACTTCATCATACAAATACTGATCACCATTAGTTTTGAAAGCTTCTTTAGAATCAGTAAAAAATTTACTGGCATGTTTTTCAAACGCTTCTCTTTCTTTATGAATATCCATCACGCCACCTTCGCTAAATTATTCATCATCACAGCCTTGCGATACTTGCCAGCCATGGCCCATTTCAAATCATCAACAAAGCTTTTCCCATTATTGAAATACTGCTTTAGAAAAAGCTCATAACGCTGGGATAGGTATTCGTCCAATTCGCAAAACTCTTTAATTTCGTGACGCTCAAAAGGAATCACGCTGCGCTTCACACCATCGCTAAATTTCTTTTTTACAATCATGGCGTTTTTCTTGAGTTCGATTTTGTGACCGCCTCGATCTAGCCATTCGATAAAGGCAGGTGAAATGCTGTTTGCTAGTTTCATGCTGCCACCTCATACTCTGCATTCAACTCAGCCATTGCCTTATCAACAACAATGTTGAAATTAATGACTGCTTGCTCAACACCTGCGACATCTAAATCTTTTGCAAATACCCGAATAATCACAATTTGCAAATGCTCAGGAAGGCGAGGGTCAAAGCTAGTAAAGTCACACCATTTGCGACGAGTACACGCCAATTGCCAAGTAATCTGTGGAATGTATTCAGCAGGCACTTCTTTGGTGAGTAGTGTGTTCAAATGAGTTGTTGTAGCAGGGCACTTAACCTCAATTTGACCATCTAAATTGATTAATCCATCAGGCGATGCACCGCTTAATTTAATGACTGGATGATCAATCAACCCTGTGCCTTTAACAAAATTACCCGTCTCATTTTCATAAGCGGCAATCGCATTTTCTTCCTGATCAATACCCCATTGCATCAGACTATTGGTTTTAGTTTCCTCCTGAACGCCAGTAATGCGCTCAGAAAGAATTGTTAATGTTAGGGCGTTGTATTTCTTGCCTTTAACTGGTTTTGCGCCAATATCTTTAATACGACTTGCAGTCACTTTGCCGCAGCGATCCGCAAACCAACCGTCACTACGCTGGAGAATGGTCATAAGTTTCTCCTTGGCGTGCTAAAGCTTGATCAGCTAGTTCAGCGATTTGTTTAAGATTTACTGAATGAGTGGTCCAAAAGTGTTTTTTACAATCGCCTTTAGGTATGGCGATATAAGCCTCCTGAAGTCGATTTGATCCGTATTGAGCCTCATTTTGAAGATGAGATAAAAACTCATCCTCAAATTCTTGATAGTCAGCAGGCACGGAACTCCCAATTGCTTTTTGGGTGTCAGTAAACAACTCAGATCCACCGACCGTAATTTCCTTGCCCTGCATTTCTTCGACTGTGTACTCGTTTCCAATTTCCTCTGGAAAGGCTTTGCGCAAAGCACCAGCTTCAGCACATTTAGCTAATTGACCGCGCTTGCGCTTCGTCCACATTGAGTTCAGGCCGCCATCCTTAACAGTGGCGCATGCTTCTTCAAAATACTCGGTGTGGCAGAACGGAACCTTGTCGCCATGGATGATTCGGTACACAGTCACGGTGCATGACTCTGGAACCGTGTGCACAACATTGCCAAACTTAATATCAACCATCGGGCCAAATACTGGAGCATCTTGACCTGCATACTGGTTGGTACGTGTTGCGGTAATTCGGTGCTCAGTGATAGACGGCATAATCACATCACGCCATTGTGATTGACCTGTTTTAGAGTCCTTCACACTCATTGGTACGATATGGCAAGGCTTCTTCATGATGTCGAGATTACGTGCCTTCGCATACTCAACCGCCATGATGATCGACTCAGGTTTTGCACCTGGAAAGATCGAAGATGTAAGGGCAGACCACATCGACTCATCAAGGTCATAATCTTTGATTGATAAGCCTAACTGGCTTTCAACCTGAGCTATTGCATTCATATTCTTCACCCTCAGTATTTGATCGAAACGTGCGGGATTAGGCCGCTGATAATCGCACCAACAAGTGATTTCACTTGCGGCTCAGAGAGTTCAGGGCACACACCTTTGATTGCCTCAAGTGCTTCGCGGTTAATTTGGCGACGATGCTCAACATCCGCTTTGCGTGCTTCTTCCGCTTTACGCGCAGCTTCTGCCTGTGCGAATTGCTCCGCTTCAATACGCTTACGTTCATTTTCAGCAGCTTGCACAGCACGCAATTCAGCGGCTTCTTTTTCAGCTTTCAATCGAGCTTCACGCTGTTCCGCTTCAAGCTTTTCACGCTGAACACGCTCAGCTTCAAAACGTGCTTTTTCTTCTGCTTCACGTGTCGCTTTCTCAGCAGCTTCACGGGCAATTTGCGCTTCACGTTCTTGTTGTTGGCGAAGTATTTCAGCTTGGCGAAGGCGCTCTAATTCAGCCTGTTCAGCTTCAAGCTTTTCACGGTCGGCTAATGCTTTGCGTAGTGCTTCAAGTGTTTCAAATTTGGCAAGCTTGGCTTGTTCTTCGTATTCCTCATACTGCGAACCAATCTCAAGGTTTTCCAAAAACTCAATATCGCCTTTTAACTTTAACGAAGTAGCATTAGCTTCAGGTGTGTGATCTTTAATAAATTGAACAGCTTCTTCATGCTTCGCTACACGATCTTTTTCAGCTTGCTCCCAAGCATCACGAGGTGCCAAGATTTCATTGCGTAGCTCATCAAACTTCTTCACAGTTGCAATGCGGTCATCATCAATAAGCTTGATTTGAGCCTTTTGCTCGGCAACCAACTCCTTGCCGCACTTCTCAATAAAAGTCTTGGATTTACTAATTTTTAGAGCGAGTGAGCCAATCTGATCTCGTCCTTTTTTAGTGGTTACATCAGGAACATGTGAACGCACTTCTTGAGCAATGCGCTCGAATAATTCAGCAGTACCGCCTGGTGTGCGAAATGCAGATACAACAATGTTTTGATCCGCGATTTCAATTTCTAATTTCGCATTCATCCGTAAATCTCCTCCGCAATATCTTCCGCAACATAAGTAGCTTGCTGTTCAGATTCCTTTAAAAACTGCTCTTCGCACCACGCAAAAATCAACTCATTCAGCACTCGTAACTGCTCAGGAAGCAAGACAAACTCATTGCCTTCTTTGGTTGCTACAGCATCAGTTTTCATTACAGTTACCAGTGTGTTTTCAATTGCCTTAAAAGCAGGGATATCAATTTCATGGCAGTTTTGTGGATCTGAATCACCAACTGCAAAACCTTGTGTGCATTCAAGCACTGGCATGCTGCATTCAATAGACGCATCACTAATAAAGTCGAAGCGATACTGAAGCGCGAATTCAACCTTGCCGTCTTGAATAACAATGTCTTCAGCCACTTCAAAATCAGGGAAGACAGGGGCAAGGATTAAAGTGTTAGCTTTGATGTTCATTGATCACCTCGCAAAATCGCAGCGTTAATATTTTGAATATCTACCTGATCGATGTATGCATTTACTTCGATACCGTCTTTGGAAACGCTCATTGGTTCCATATAGCGAATTGACTCACCATCAAGCCCATATTCAACAAATACTTCGTAATCACCGATAGTGATTAGCGCAGGGCATTGTTCAGCACAAAATTTAAGTTTTTGCTTAAGCTTTACTTCGCCTGTAACGACAACTTGATTGTCGTCAATCGGTGCGGTAGTGGAGGCAGGTGATATTGAAAATGCACCAACAATAAATGCTGCAAGTGCAAGAGCACCACCAGCAAACTTGATTTGTTTCTTGTTACTATCCATAATGTTCCCCGTAGTACATGCCCCGCATCCGCCAAGATTGTTCGGGGCTTTTTTGTGTTTACGAGGTCAATAGTAAACATGATGTGTACTGTAGTCAACACTTTAAATAAACAAATGTTTAATTAATTTATAAACAACTGTTTTATATAGACATAAAAAAAGACCGCATAAGCAGTCTTAAAATTTCATTTTGTTTACTTATCTATGGCAATGAATTTTGCACATTAAATGCGTAAGCAATAACTTCAAATTCCTGGTCAATAATTTCTTGCTGCGTTAAAACTTCTTCTTTGTATTCGTCACTATTGGCACTAACAATCCTTATACCACCCATTGGCATTCTATACAGGTACTTAAACTTAAAAAGACCACCATGGCATACCGCATATACCTTGCCATCAATAACATTCTTTCTGCCTATATCAACGTAAACCGTTGCACCATCATTGATGACTGGAGACATTGAGTTGCCGAAAGCTGTTAATGCAAGTGCATTTGCTGGATCAACACCATAACGCCTTAATGTTGAGGCGCTTAGTCTTAGTTTTCTTGTTTCTGTGTTTATGATTTCACCAAGCGACCCTGAACCACAAGACACCAAAACATCTTTATAAAACGGCACTTCAACCTCATCGCTATCTAGTGGAGTGGAGCTATCCCACCCTGCAACACGAGAAACATCACTACTAGAGTTATCGCCCGCACCACTTAAAATCCAGTTTGCAGAACAGCCAAACTCAGCAGCCGCTTTTAAAGACCCAGCTTTTGATACACCACGCTTTTTCCAATTGGTCAGCGTTTGCGGTGATTCATCAATACGTCTTGCAATTTCTTCCTGGCTTAGATTGTTGCTCGCCTCAAGCAGCCTTTTAAATGAATCGTGCATAACAAACCCCTTTTGTTCTTGGTTTTATTATCTCAGTAGTAAACAAATTGTGTTAAACAAATGATTTGACATTAGTAAACACAGCGTTTACCATCAAATACACAAATGTTTAGTGGAGAGTGAAATGTCTATCAGCACTGATAAAGACATCATTGTTGCTCTTGGTGGGTCAACAAAAGTTGCTGAAATGCTTGGCTTAAAAAGCAAACAGCGAGTTCAAAACTGGATGACAAGAGGGATACCTGCGGAAGTGAAACTCCAGTATCCGCACATCTTCTTAAATCCGAATGTATCAAGTGTGGTTCGCAACAAGGATGTTGCGTGATGGGAGTAGACGATATGCAAGAAGCACTAGATTTAGGTTTTCTTGATGTGCATGGGAAAAAGACCGACTCAACATCAGTCCGTATGACACATGAAGCATTGCAGGCGATTGATGCGCTGGCAGCAATGGACGACATAAAACGCTCGGAATGGATTCGAGATGCAGCCATAGAAAAACTCGTGAAGTTTAAGAAGCAACATGAGTATCTCAGCAGAGCATTTGGTAATACCACGAATACGGTGAATACATCGTGTGAAAACGGAAAAAGCCCAGTAGCGCGAACTACTGAGCCTGATGTTCAATAAGGAGTCTAGTCAATATGAACATGCCAATTTTACCACAGTTCGGAAATTCTGAACAAAAAATGTTGAGCAAAGACCTACTTGATTTGATTAATCAGGTTCGCGCTCAATTTGGTGAACCACAAGTTCGGTTAAATAAGTTCAATGAAAAAATTGAAGATGAACTTGATGGAGAGAACTACACTAAAAGTGTAGTTCAAAATTTCAACAATACTGAGTCAGTTGTTTTTGAGTTGACCATTGAACAATGCATTTTGATCGGTATGCGCGAATCGAAAGGTGTTCGCAAGAATGTATTGGCAATTTTAAAAGAAAAGCAAAAGCCTTTCGACATCACAAACCCAGCACATCTACTCCAAGCAATTGAAGTTCAAGCCAAGCTTAATATTGAGCTTACTCAAAAAGTAGCAATCCTCGAACCAAAAGCAAAAGGCCTAGATCGAATTGCCGACTGCACCAATGTTTTAGGGATTCGTGAGGCCGCTAAAGTTCTCAAGATTGGTCAAAACCAACTTGCTCAATACTTGATTGACCACAAAGTCGTATATCGCGACAACTTTTCGAAAATTCAAGCCTATCAAAAGTCTATTGATCAAAAGCTTGTGCATGTTGTGACTTCTGCGCCTCGATTGTTTGAATCAGGTGAGAAGGTTTTTACGCAAGTTAAGTTGACTCAGAAGCTTATTACTCGCATTGCGAAATGGTTAGAGCAAGGAGCGGCGGCATGAATTTAATGCATGGCGATTGCCTGGAACTCATGAAGGAAATTCCTTCGGGTACCGTAGATATGATCCTTTGTGATTTACCTTACGGCACCACTTGCTGCAGTTGGGATGCTGTCATTCCGTTTGAAAAATTATGGCCTGAGTATGAGCGAGTTATCAAAGAAGATGGTGCTATTGTCCTGTTTGGCGCTCAACCATTCACGGCAGTACTTGCGTGCTCAAATTTAAAGTTATTCCGCTATGAATGGATATGGGAAAAGCCATCAGCTACAGGCTTTATGAATGCAAAAAAACAACCATTACGCGCTCACGAAAATGCATTGGTTTTTTATAAATCACAGCCAACTTATAACCCACAAAAAACTTATGGTCATGAACGTAAAACTGCAAAACGTAAAGATATTGGTTCTGAGCATTATGGAAAGCAGTTAAAAATTCAGGCTTACGACTCAACAGAGCGGTACCCACGTTCAGTTCAAGTATTTAGTTCCGATAAACAAAAACAAGCGTTTCACCCAACACAAAAGCCAGTTGCCTTATGTGAGTTCCTAATTCGCACATACACCAATGAAGGTGAAACAGTACTCGACAACACAATGGGTAGCGGTACCACGGGCGTTGCTTGTGTAAATACAGGTCGAAACTTCATAGGGATTGAGCAAGAGGAAAAGTATTTTTTGATTGCTCAAGAGCGTATTGCTGAGGCTGGTACCGAGAAAGATCGTCAGCCTGATTTATTCGGAGGTGCTGCGTAATGCACAAATATTTACACCATATCGGTGACTTCATGCGTGACACGGTTCACCTGAACGCCCTTGAAGAATGTTTTTACCGTCGTGCATTGGATTTTTATTACTTAAACGAAAAACCATTACCCAAAGAAACCCAAGTGGTTTTTCGTCGGTTACGTGCAAATACCGAAGAGGAAAAGCAAGCTGTTTTAAATGTGCTTTCTGACTTCTTTGTTGAGCAAGAAGACGGTTTTCACAATAAACGTTGTGACGCTGAAATCGCTGGATATCAGGCTCATGCCGATAAAAATCGTGAAAATGGGAAAAAAGGTGGTCGACCACCAAAAAACAAGGATTTGCAAAACCCACAAGAAACCCAGTCGGTTAATTTGGGTTCTGAAAATGAAACCCAAAAAAACCTTAACCATAAACCATTAACCATTAACCAAGAACCATTAACCAATAACCAATATAAATATACGTTTGACCTGAACACGGTGAATGCGAAATTGAAAATGGCAGGTCGGTTTGAGGTGGATCAGAAATACATTGATCAACTGCAATCACAATTCGAGTTGTACTACGCAGATCAACACATGGTTGCCAACAAAGCATTAGTGAAATTTGTTCAATGGATTATGCGAAATCAGGATTCTGAAAAACAGAATACGGCAAAGCCGCAAATGCAAACCTCTCAACAACGCACCGCATCTGAAATGGATCGTTGGAAGCAAGGTATTCAAGAAGCTCTCGCAGATGAGGCGATTGATGTAACGCCAAAAAAGCCGTTTGTGATTCAGGAGGTGGGTAATGCCTAACATCACTACTCAGGACGTTATGCGTCTGATCAACAAAATGCGTGTGAACTACGGCAAGAAGTTTGCCGACCAGTGGACAGGTGTTGATATCGCTGAACTCGCTCGAGAGATGCTTGAAAATTACCAAGGTTTGACGGTTGAAGATTTCACTCGTGGCATAGCTCGTATGAAACGTGAAAAGTGGCCGCCAACAGTTCCTGAATTCAGAGATTGGTGTGAGCCTAAATCAGAAGAATGGCTTGATGCGCATGAAGCTTGGGCTATTGCGAAAAATTCAATCGAAATGGGTACTGGTCGCGAATTGACAGTGGTATGGACTGAACAAGCGGCAAAGGCATTCGAGAAGTGTGCCGACTTGGTTGCTACTGGCGATAAGTATCAATTGGCTGAAGCTAAGAAGATCTTTACTGCTGTGTATGAGCGATTGGTTACAGAAGCGAAAGACCTTGGGGTTAAACCGGTTTACACAACAAGTCTTGGTGTGGACAAGGATCAGCAGATTGCAGCAATACAACAGGCTCAATTGGAGGGTTTCTTGCCTGCACCTGAAGCAGCTGCACAGCTTGAATACAAGCAATCAAGCTCAGAGCTAAATCAAGACGCTCAGAAATTCAAAACAACTGCTCAAGAGGCGTTAGCGAAAATCCAAGATCTGATCAAGCGCGAACCTGTAAACAAGATGATTGAGGTTTTGAAAGATCCTCAGGAAGTTGAAAGCATGGAATTCGAGCATGTGGATCCATTCGATAATTTTGAGCAATACCGAGCAAGTTTAAGTTTTGAAAATAAGAAGATCCCATTTGCTTTGAGATTTATGGAAGAGGATCAACGGGTAGGAGGTGGGGTGTGAATGCATTAACCAAAATTCAAGCTGTAGAAATCCCAACTCTGGTTTCTGATTTTGTAATCAGTAGCTATGGCGGTGGCACCAACTCAACTGCGCTACTGATCGAGTGTGTAAAGCGCGGCATCCGTATCGACATGATCCTATTTGCTGACACTGGTGCCGAGAAGCCTCACACCTATGCGTATGTTAAATACTTTTCAGAATGGCTTGTATCAAAAGGCTATCCAGCAATCCAGGTGGTGAAAGCACCAAACAAAACACTGGAGCAAGATTGCCTGGATCGTAAAGCGCTACCAAGTGTTGCTTACGGGTTTAAGACATGCAGCCAGCGTTTCAAAGTCCAGCCGCAAGACAAATGTGTGAATAACAGTGTGGTTGTGGGGGGCGAATTGTGAAGCTAATCGGATTTGATGCAGATGAGCCACAACGCGCAAACAAGGCTTATGACGACAAGTACACACGCATATACCCATTGATTGATTGGGATATGGGGCGAGATGAGTGTATCCAGTCGATCAAAGACGAGGGTTTGGCATTACCAGGCAAATCAGCTTGTTATTTCTGCCCAAATTCACGCCCAAGTGAAATTAAGTGGCTTGAGAAGTACCAGCCAGAGCTTTTAGCCAAAGATTTAAGAATGGAAGAGCAGGCTGATCTAACAGACATTGCTGGCCTAGGGCGTAACTTTTCTTGGAAGTCTATTCATCAACAGCAGGATGCATTCATGGATCACTTTGTTCCAGATATGCCATGTGACTGTTATGACGGAGGTGCGGCATGAACGAAATCCTTCAACAAAGAATTGAATCTGTGCAAGCAGGTCGAAATACAACTCATGCTCAGCTTGAAGCTAAGCGCAGTCTACGTGATCGACTAGAGCGTGACTTAGAAGACTTTCTTGCAAGTGGTGGAAAAACTCAAGTGCTCCCAGTTGGCTTCACTCATTTCAAAGATGGACTCATTCCTCAAAGCAAGACTCGTACAATTAGTGAAAAAGAGCGTCTTGAAAAAGAAAAGTTAATCGAAGCTAAGAATCAGGAAATTAGAGAATACAAAGAAGCGGTCAAGGCTCAACGTCGTTTGTTAGCAAAAAATAAGCGTGATGCTCAAATCAAAGAGCAGGTTGCAGTATTGGGTCGATTCACAAATAAACATCCATCCAGAGATGACTTTAAACGATTAGCAGAATTGACAGGGTATCAAACTCGACATTTGCGAGATGCTGCCAAAGGTCACACGAAACTTGGTTGTGAAAAATGGGTTTTAGTGAAGAAGGTTATTAAGAATTTTAAAGTTGGGGTGAAGGGATGAAAGCAAACGAGTTTGTTAAAAAACATGGTTGGGATGAAACCAAGAAGTACCTAATGCTTCATGGTTGGAAAAACACATCGTTTCACATTCGTTTAAAGCGTTTAGTTGAGTCATTGGAGTTGGTTAAAAAGCTTGGAGGATTGGAAAGGGTTAAGAAGGCGATTAATGGGAAGCATATTGGCTATACGCATTTTTACCTGCATTCAAATAATAGCTATGTATTTCTTGATCATTATGTAGATTTTATTCCTGATCATGCACAACACATAGGAATGTTTAATAAAGCCATCGCAGACGTGGAGTCATGTCAATGAACCTAACAATCGAACAAATGCGGGATATTGTGGATGGGGCGCCTGATAAGACAGCAGACCATTATGCAATTGGGGATTGGGGTGGCGCCTACTTTTCTTTGGAATTTGGCTCTGTTTGGTGTGCAGAGGAAAAAGACTGGTTTGATTCTGATTATTCGACTTTAGATGAGTTGGGTTGTGATTATAAGTTTGCAATTCCTCTTGATAACCTCCGCGCCGCCATTGCTGACCACGACCGCACTGACCATGTGAGTGACATTCGCAATCATATTGCACCTACTACGAGGGTGATTGAGGGATGAGTGATTTTGATCAGGCTATTCAAGAACATATCTACCTTTATAAAGAAGGTATACAGGATAAATACTATCAAGGCGCTAAGTGGGCATGGCAACACCAACAAGCCATCATCGACAACCTAAAAGCCCAGCTCAACAACATAGAGGCTTGTTATATCGAGAAGAAGAAGCAGGTTGAGGACCAGCGGAAACGGATTGATAAAGCCTTGAGTATTACAGGGAATTATTGCGATGAGGATGATGCAGCCTTGTTGATTTATGTTTTGGAAAAGGCTTTGCGAGGTGACAGTGACCAGCATCTCACTCGCTGAATACCATAAACAATACGCGCCCAAGACCAAACCCAAGTCAGGGCGCAGCAAATTTAACGCACAGCGCATAGAAAAGAACGGAATGAAGTTCGATAGCGTCAAGGAGTACAAGCGCTATATCGAGCTTACAGCGCGAATGCAGCGAGGTGAAATTTCAGAGCTTAAGTGTCAGGTCAAATTTGTACTGGCACCTAAGGTGAAACTGGAAGGAGAGAAAAGGGCGAAACCCGAATTGAGGTACTACGCGGATTTTACATACCTGAGCAACGGGAGGTTGATTGTTGAGGATGTGAAGTCAGCAATAACGCGGAAGCTGGCGAGCTATCGCAACAAGAAACATTTGATGAAGTCAGTACACGGTTTAGAGATTAGAGAAGTTTGAGGGCAGGGTATGAACGCAGTAGCAGAAAAATTTGAACCGTTTGAATGGTTGACTAAAGGTATTACAGCGAAGTCACCAAACTTTGAGCCACAGGCACATGGTACTGGGGAGAAGCCTTTGAATTATGAAGATCGCTTGGGTGCAATTGCGAGTATGGAAACGCAGCTTGCGAAGTCAGTCACAGCGCTTATTGTGTTTGATGGGAAGTGTGAAAGTGATTATGAGTATGTGCGCAATCACTTGGTTAAAATTATGTTGGTCAATGCTAAAGACGATAAGAAGCGGGAGCCTGAGCATATCACCATGAATCATTTGGCATACTTGGTTGCACGTATGGTAATTGACTTTGCATTAAATCCTGAGCTTGAGGGGAATTTTACAGCGCAAGGTCGATTGTATTATGCGGGGATTAATTCGATGCAGATGACAACAAATGTATATCGACTAACATGGAAACCGTATGAAGATTTAATGAGTTTAGCGCTTGAGTCTGCTATTGATGAAGCGTCGAATGCAATTAAAACGTACAAGAAAAATACTTACAAAGAAATGCGAGCATAGGGCTATCACTATTCTGATGACTAAGGTATAGTTTTACTATACTGGTCGTATTACGCAGTTTTTGACCATGACTAAATTAAGCTCATCATTTGATGGGCTTTTTTGTTGCCTGAAGGTTATCTATCAGTCCTTGATACCAAAAAGAGATAGACGCTTTGCATTGGTCAGCAAAGTGCATAGATGGGTGTCGAGGTTTGAATAAATCCCACCCTTGGATTGACCACCTAAAAAGGCGAGTGTCTACTGTGAGAATTGGCAAGCTCTTAACGCATAAGTTAGCCTTGAAGCACACTACTAAGGGTGTGGCAAATCGCCACATCCTTTTTTAATGCGCCATTAGCTCAGTTGGATAGAGCATCCGCCTTCTAAGTGGATGGTCACAGGTTCAAGTCCTGTATGGCGTGCCATATTCTAAGAGGAGAAACCATGCTCCAATTTTTAAAATGCTTATTCGGCTTTCATGGTGCGGTTGAAATTGACCACACGATTGATGGTGATGAGATAAAGGTTTGTCGTAGTTGTTTGAAAGAAGTTGCTTAA